CTCCTCTTCTCCGGTAAATACAACTGTTCCATTCAGATTGATGGTTTCTTCATTAAATCCTTGCATCTTGTTTAATTCTGCTACGGCATCTGTTATCCCTTTATTGTTTACTTGGGATGCTCTTCTGGTCTTTCTTTGTTTAAGTATTTGCTTTAAGTATTGAGGTGCCTTATCTGGGTCTTCTACCATCATCTTTTGTAACACTTCTAATTCTTCCTCATGAGCTTTGTTTATTCGCTCCAGGTCTTTTCTGTTTACATCTATTACATATCTTAAAGTTTCTATTGATTGTTCTCTTGTCCACATTGTCTTCTTTGTTTCTTCTTCCCTTACTTGTTGTAACAAATCATCATACCTTTTACGCACCTTAACATTTTTCAACAAAGTACTTGCAGCCGAATCTAGTGAATTTTCCTTCCATTTTGTTCTATGAGGATAAGCTTTTAGATATGATTGTCTTTGGCTATATCCCTTTACTAATGATTGTACAAATATTTCTTGTTTCTTTGTTAATGTTATATCTCTATTAGGCATTATACTTATCCTCCTTTCTATTGTTTAATTCATTTCATCTTTTACTAATATATAATCTTTGAATATATCTATTGCTTTGGATTGATTATCTACTATGTTTATAAATATTTTATTCTGTTCTTCTAACTCCGCAATCTTATTTTTTAATTCTCTGACTTCGTTATGATGTCTTTCCTCTTGTTCTGTCATTCTATTATTTATTTCATCTTCATAAGTCATTTACTATTACCTCCTGTTATCTATAAATATATCCATATCCTGCCATTACTTCTGCTGTTTGGGCTATTTTCTTAAATAGGTCTATTGCTTCTTCTTGTTCTTCAAAGTAATACATTTTCCCACTCCTTCTTTTTTTTAAATAATGAATAGTGAATTCATTTTTTTTTCCTTATTTAAAAAGTCTTTTATGATTTTAGGATTCTTGATAAGCTCTTGCTCATCATAATGTTTAAACAATTGCTCAATAATCCCCATTTTTAAATCAATTGCTCCATAATTTTCAAATCTCTTTATCATTTTAGCGGTATCTAATTTTAAATTATGTATATTCTCCCCTTTTAAAGTCTGATGAGTTTCACTGTTTTTATCTAACAAGAATGTAATAATAGGTATATCACTAAGTAAGGGCTTTTTTAGTTGAAGTGTTCTCATATATTGATTACCCAATATTAAGAATATCATTTTATATTTGCCACTATTTATAATTAATTCAAGATGCTCCCTAATTTTTAATTCCGAACTGATGGCTTCTATATCGTGCAAGGTTAAATCCAAAAATGTTTTATCATACGGATTAATTAATTCTTCGGAACTGATTAATCCGTATTTGGCACTAATTATATAGTGGTCAAAATTGTGATTGAGTTTTAATCTTTTTAATATGTTAAATTCTCTCCCTATATATAATTGGGATGCTTTTATAGGCGCTGAGGTTTCAATTTTACTTAAAGAACATGAACTGATTATAGCTATTTGATTATTAGATTCAATAATATTCAAAGATTTAGGTTCCCAGCTATTTAGAAAATGATTTTGCCGCTGTTTTGCCTCTTGTTTACTCAATAATGCTTTTTTTTGGCTTGATTTTTTATCAAATCTATATATAGGTATACCTATTAGATTACAATCATATTTATATAATAATGTAATTTCCTTATCATATTTATTCCCTTTAAAATATAGTAAATCCCCCAACTCTCCAATATTAGTTCGTTGGGGATTATTTATTATACATTTCTGGATTGCCATTAGTTTATAATTTTTATTAAATTGTGGGTATTTCTCAAGCCTTTCCAGGATATCTTGGATACTGTAAGGAGTATTGTTTTTCATATCCGAAACCGTTATTTTTAATATATCTTTTAATGGTCTATTCAAATCTTATTCCCCCATTTCATAATCCATTAAATATATTCCTTGTTTTTCTAATCCTCTCTCAATTGATGCTAATAATTCCTCTTTGCTTATTCCATCATAATTACGTATGGTTAAACTAATTTTGATTTCCTTTGTTAAATTTCTAACATGCTTGTTTAGTATTACATGAGGATTGATGTTAAAAGGTATCAATTCTCTGGTAATTGGTGAGATATATGATTTGGATTCTTTATCAATTTCAAAATCATATTGTTCATCCTTGTAATTAATTGTAAAATAATTTTTCATTTTATTACCTCCAAGTTTTTATAGTTTTATGAGTTTTGGATATACTTATCCCTCAATATTATTGTATAACATATTAATAAAAATGTCAACTGTTATTTTGTTTAAATTGGAATAAATTTAAGGAGTAGCACATCATTGCAATCCTATATATAATCTCTCTTCTAATAACATATCCATTAGGCTCTTCTGTATATAATAATTCTTCACATACCCATCTATAATGTCCTGCATTAGTTAATGTTTTTCTATGTTTATTAGCTTCAAAATAAAATGACCTCATCATGATTTCATGATTTGTTTCCTTGAAGAATTCCAATGCTGATTCTATTGCTTTTACCATTCTCATTTCTGTATCTAATTTACTATCCTTTATTTCAGGGTAAGTGTATAGGCATTTCTCTATATATCTATACTGCCAATTTTCGATTATCCTCATTTATGTTCCTCCCTATCTACAAGTTTGATTCCTCCCTCCTCCCACAGACAGTTATGGATATCATCTAATGATAAATAGCCTTTTTCAAAGGAATCATATAAATCAAGAACCTGCTCAATAAAGCGTTCTCCTCTTACTTTCCCAAATCCCCACTTATCATGCAATACCATCAATGGAAGTCCTAACATTAAGAAGAAGGCTTTATCTGATGCCTTCTTCGCCACATCCTCTTTAATGCTTGTAATGTCACTTGCTTTTATATTTATTGTTGGCTCTTTTGGGACTATCTTGCCCCGCTTCTCCAGCCTTCGTCTCTCTGCTCTGTTCATTTCTCTTCACCTCGAATAATGATTTTAATAATGATTCTGCCATAAACTTCTTATAGCATGTTGCACCAAATCCTATTTCAATTGATTCTGGATTCTTTAATTTTCTTCCACATCTTTTACATATATTTGACTTATATTCTATATTGATATTGTTATCCATATTAAATCCCTCATCCCTAAAATAATGATATTTTTTTAGGGGCATTTGATATCCCATCACAATTTAAAACAGCCTGATTATAATAACTTTCTTTCAATTCTATTCCTATCCCCTGCCTATTCATTTTCAAAGCTTGATATATCTCACTACCAATACCCGCAAATGGAGAAAATACAATATCATTTGGATTAGTCCAAAGCTCTATACATCTTTCAATTACATCCAGTTGTAATGGGCATATATGTTTTTCATCTTGATGCTCTCTGGCTGATTGTTTCTGAAGTGTATTACTTTGATTAATATCCATCCATACAGGACTTGCATAGTTCTGCCATTTATTAACTGGAAATGATTCATTAGTATGAGTTATTAATTCTTCATTATCTCCATCTTTCCTAAACGTAATTATATAATCAGCAGTTCCCTGCCTGCACATAGCACTATCTTTTTTTATTTGTTTATGAAGTAATCCTAATGCCTTTGTTCTTTGCATCTGCACTACAGGGTCTTTCCATATGGTCACTCTTGAATGATATATAAATCCATTTTCTTCAAAGTTTCTAATTATATTACCCGGAAAATCATATAAACCAATTCTTCCATCTCTAACCTTTTGAGTAGGTAAATCCATACAATGAACACTAATCAAACGACCTTTTTTCATTATTCTATATAATTCTTTAGTTAAGTAATCAAAATGCTCAAAGAATTCATCATTGGATGAACAATTTCCCATATCTCTAACACTATTACTATACACATATAATTGTACGAATGGTGGCGAAAATATAGAATAATCAATACTATTATCGGGGATTTGTTTAGTTATTTCTATACAATCCCCATTAAATAAACTAAACCCTTTCCCGTGATGCTGTTTCAGTACTTTCATTATTTTTCCTCCTTTAACCATTTAGGTATATTTATATTCTGTAAAGGATTATATGTATCTGTAATCCTTGTAGTATTATATATTTCTTTTTTTAATATTTCATTTGTATATTTAACCATATTATTAGTCATTTCTTCATGCTGCTTTTCTTTTCTTTTAATATTATTTAATATTGATATTTCCCTTTCATTTAATAATACATATACATTAACCGGATTCATCTGACCAAATCTCCAACTTCGTCTAATTGCCTGATAGAACCTTTCATAACTATCTGATAATCCCATAAATATCATATTATTACAATTCTGATAATTCATACCGAATCCAGTTATAGATGGTTTAGATACCATAAATTTAATATCTCCGTTTGCAAATCCCACTAATGATTTTTCTTTATGTTCTAAACTATCAGAACCTTTAACCTCCACTATACCAGGTAATTTAGAAACAGCTGAACTTTCGTAATTATAATCAACCCATATCAAACAATTATCCATACCATTGATTAGTCTTTGTATTTCTACTATCTTTAAGTCAATTGATTCCTTTCTCGCATCTCTTCTTTCAGTTAAAGTTTTTGCAGGTTGAGGTATAAGCTCGCCAATTTTCACACCACTCTCAACAAATATGGTTTTAATATTTAATGGTGGCAATTGATATTTACTCCCATCAAATCCTAAATCATCCGGGTTTTTTAATACCATTGCCCATTCAGATACCCATTGCCAAAATTTGTTCTCGGCATGTCTTTTCATTCTCCATTGTCCTTCTTTAGCATCATTTATAAAGAAATTAGCTAACATTTCAGAACGTTTCATTATATTTAAAAACTCTGAATGAGTTCCTAACTCTTGATGGTCGTTTGGAGATGGAGTTGCAGTACAACATAATTTATATGGGGTTTCTCTAAATTTATCAATAATAGAAGATGTTATTTTACCCATAAAATTCTTAATAATGGAACTTTCATCTAATATTACCCCTATAAATTGATGTGAATCAAAATGGTCAATCATTTCATAATTTGTAATATTAATTCCGTCTATTACATCTGATTGTCTCCTACAAATATTTACATGAATTTGAAATTTCTCCCCTTCTTTCTTCGTTTGCATAGATACTGCTAAAGGGGCAATTATTAATATTTTGCCCCCAAATTTTTTAATTATTTGGTTTGCAAATTCTAATTGACATATAGTTTTTCCTAATCCAGTATCAAGAAATAAAGCGGCTTTACCTTTTTTCAAAGCCCATTTAACTATATGCTTTTGGAATTCAAATAAATTAGGATTAATTTCTTCAATATTTACATCAAATCCACTGGATTCATATTTGAATTCTTTACTATTTAAAAAATTATGATATTCCAAAATATAAACCTCCTTTACATTACGTTTGCTAATATATAATCAAGTGCCATTACCTGCTCTATCATTCCAGTTTTTATTCCCTTTTCTGTTTCTCTTATCATTCTAATAGCTGTAACTAATTCCCCAACACTATAATTGACTCCTTTTTCTTTTGCCA